CTATTTTCATCTCATTTAAGTAGTACATCCATTGGTCAACATCAATGCCTTCACTTCTAGGAATAGATGCCATGTCCATTAGAAACACTTTACCTTTATCACTAGCAAATGCTAGCTCAAGTCTAAATGCAATAATATCATATAAATATTGATATGGCTTAAGCCTGTCAATTAATGAAACAGAGCGTGAGTTAGTTGCTTCATAAATATATCCAGTGTAGCCAAGTTTGCAATAGTATGGGTTATCCATTCTGCGTCTTTGGTTTTCTTTTGCTCTAATATCTAAATAAATATCTGCTCCAATTTTAACACCTTCCCAAGCCTCATTAATCCAATCCCATTCAAGTTCTGCATCAGGAAATTTTTCCTGGAACAATTTAAATGAACTTCCAAATGTATCATCAACCTGTTCCATTTGTGGTTGGCCTTCTTCATCTGTATAAGACAAGAAACCAATCTTCTTCATAGATATCCATTCAACTCTAGCAACTCTGACAGCATAATTATTTACATTGTTACCATTGAATGAAGATGTTGGTGTTGCTCCATTAATAACTGCTCTCCCATCAACTATCTGCATTGTGGGTTCAAATCCACCTGCAGTGTTGAATGATCCAAATGTACCACGGGAGTATTCAATTAGTTTATCTCTAGTTTCATTAGTTAATTGATCACCATATTCATCAATGATTGAAGGAATGGTTAACATCCTTTCTTCAACCACTGCAATTGCATCATCATAGAATACACAGTCATCATCTAGAATTACAGTGATATTTAATGTGTTACATTTTCTTAATGCTGGTTCCCCATTTAGAATGCCAGTCCAATACACTTCTTCTCCTGCAATTAATGCATCTTTAAATCCTTGGTTAAATAACCATTTAGTATTAAGTTTCTTTTTAAGAATCTTTAATAGTCTATTTGCTTTTGATTCAATTAAATCTGAAGGAGAATACTGCTCAGCCTTAACAATCTGTTCAGGTGTTGGTGGAGGATTGTTTGGATCAATTGATGCTGGATCTATTTCAGCTTGTAACTGCTGATTTAATGCAAACAAAAGCTTCTTCTTTAAGTTAGCTTGCTTTCTATCTAAATCATCTGGAGCTTCAGATACTACTAATGAGTTATCTGGTTTAGCAGACTCTTCTCCAATTAAAAGTCTGATTGGTTCTGATATCTTATCATAATGCATGAACTTGTCAGCCCATGTGTTACCTGTATATCCTAATGGATTACAAATAGCTTCTACATCACTCTTGTTAATTACACCATTATATAAATCATAATTAGTAATCTTTTTAGATCTATCACTTCTTAAGTTTGATCCATTTGTATATCTGAAATTTAGGTAGTAGTCTACTGATGACTCTTTCCATGCTTTATTCTTTTGTGCAGTTGTGACCTTTTGTACTGGAAGGGAACTTGAACTTGCATTATCTATTGGTGCTGACATTATCTTGCTTTAAATGTGAATTTGTTTTGTGAGTTATAATCTTTCTTTTCCCATAACTTTTTTAAAAACGGATCATTTGAATATGATCTTGAACTATTAGACATTGATTCTACATGTATTTTATGTAAATCTTTAGTCTGTAGTATACACAGCATAAACGCAATAACTCTATCAAAGTTACCAGTGATATCATAAGCAACTAATTCCTTTAGTAATCCTATTGATTTTATTGTGTGTAAGTTTAATATTTTATTACCATCTACATCATCTCTTTCAGAATATAACCAATCCTTCAGATAAAGCTCACATGTGTCTTTAATTCCTGAAGAACCATTGGATCCTCTTGACATATGTATTCCATATCCCCTTTGCACTTTAGAGTCTTTAACTATATCTCTAATGATAGATGGTTGTTGATATAAATAATGTAATGAATTCTTTTGTTCAAAATATCCCTTGAACCCTTTTAACATATTCTCGTATAACACTTTAGCATTGTAATAAACACATAGTTTTCTACAGTTTTCATAGAAGTCATCTGCAAACTTAGGTCTACCAGTACATTCTGCTACTATTATATCATGTGTCTTACCTGCAGAATAGAATCTCTTATATACAAAGAAAGAACCTAATGAATTGGTTCCTGATTTATCCATATCATAAGGGTCACATCCAGCAACATATAATGCATATGGTATTTCACCATTAACTCTCTCTGGTCTTTCAAATATTGCAATACATCCACTAGCATCTATATAAGAACTTGAATCTTTATTATTATTAAGTGGGAATTCTGTAATGTAATGCATGTCATCTGATGGCTCAAACTCAATTTCACTATTTCTGAATACTAAATGTCCAGTCTCAACTGAGTTTCTAATAGAAGGAGTTGTCTCAACTGTTGATAGCCATTCTAACATTTCAGGAGAACTAAATATAGCCCCTTTATCTCTTAAGAAAGCTTCTTTATATGATAGAGGAAATTGTGTTAGAACACCATGCAATGCTTTAGGATCAAGTCCAGTTTTAGCTTTGTTTCTTAGATATTCTAAGTCATCAATAGCTGCTGCTTCATTTGAATTACCATTCTCATCTACCATTGGTTGTTTATACCATTTAGAATCTGGGTTCATACATAGTCCCCAACGTCCTTTGGCTGCTGAGGAAAAGAATCCAGTTAATTTAGATTGGTCTTCTGGGTCTTGGAACTCAAGCATATTATACTTGCCTGGATTCATAAACATCTCATAGAAATATTTAGATCCTGTATCCATGTTACCTGATGAACCAAATAGTAATGCAACTCCCGTATATATTGAACCATCTTTAATAAGTGGTTCTGTATAAGAATATGTATCCACTATATTAGGAAATACACCAGTCTCATCAAGTATTAACCAATTGGCTGACAAACCCACGGCAGCTGTTGGGTTATCTTTAAATGATATTGATTTAACATTACTCTTATATCCTTTCCAAACTTTAATACCACCTAAGTCAACTTGATATCTAGCAACTATATTATCTTTTAAGTCTGGATTTCTTTGCTTTCTAAATTCTGTATTAGCATTTAAATGGTTAAGATTGTCCACAACCATGTTCATTGTGTTCTGACTAAATGCAGACATAAATGCACCAATAACAGTTCTTGAATCTGGATAGAATGTAAACTCATGTGAGCCAATAGCTCCTGCTTTATAACTCCACCCTTGACGTCTACCTTTGACAGCAATCAAACTCTTTTGGTTGTGCCTACAATAATCAATCATCCAAAAGTATTCATAATCTAAGTCAACAAACTTAGGAAATATTTTACTCTTCCTACCAGTGGTTTCATTATGACCTAATATAGGACAGAAGTTTAAATAGAAAAAATGTATACCTGTTATACTAATCCCATCTGAATTAGTAATTCCATTTATACATTTATCCTTTACATCTTCCCAGAACAACTTATATTCATATGTTCCTCTAGGCAAATTAGTATACATACCATTCTCATTAAAGAAGCTAGCTAAATAGCTAAATTCTTTTGAGTTTGTAAATGTTTCTACATTTGGTATATACTTATTCATAATTATTGTTCTTCAAACATTCCAACATCTGCATTACCCCTCACCTTTGTTCCATGAGATTCTTCTGACTTACATTGCTTTAATGCATCATTTAAACTCTGAACAGTTTTAGGCATTAGGTTAATTATTTTAATAACCTTTTCAGGGTCATCTTCACCTGCAAAATCTATACCTCTATAATACTCTTCCATTTTAAATATGACAGAGTTAGCCGCATCTAACATTCTCATTGCTGGTGTTAGATGCAAGCTGGTATATTTCTCTATCCCTTCCTTTATATCTTTAGTTACACTAAACTTCTTGTCTTTAATTACATCACTAATAATAAGATTATGGCGGTCTTTATCAGGATGTATAAAATATGGAGAATTAAAATCAGAATAAAACCATATGTATTTTATTTGATTTGTAGCTAATGTCTTGTCCTTTGATTTGTCACTCTGCCATAATTCAGAGAAAGGACTAATGCATAAAGCCTCTGGTGAGATTACTATCTTTGAATCAATTAAATCTATTATTCTCATTTATCTTCCTTTGTAACTTCTGCTGATATTTTATTATCAATGCACATGTTATATATCAATGTTGCTAACTTATCAAAGTCATCACACTTCATTTTAATTTTAAATTTTTCTTTTGAGCTTTCAAATGCTATTTCAAATGTCTCTTCCATTATTTTAATAAATTAGTTGCCTCATGCTCAGAGAATATTTGAATTGTTGGCTCTAGTTTCTTAACTCTTAATTCTATAGTCTCAGCCCATTTAGCCTGTCCAGCTAAGACTTCTTTTACTTCTTCTAGAATCACATTCACTCCTTTTTGTCTTGCTTCTAATTCTAATAGTAAATTTATTAAATCTAATTTTTTTATTCCTTCTGATACTTCTATTGTATGTCTTTCTATAATGCTTTCTTTATTCATTTTCAAATAGTGTTAAATACTCTATTGCTTCCTTTAATATTTTTATATCATCTTTTGCAAATCCAATCATTGGATTACATTTATTGCACAACAATCCTCTAACTTTTCCATTACTATGATTATGATCTACAACTAATGGTTTATTTAATTCTTTAGAATCTTCTTTACAAATTAAACATTTATAATTTTGTTTATATAACATTAAATTATAATCTTCTAATGTAATATTGTATTTATATTTTAAATCTCTATTTCTTTTTTCTCCTTTATTTTTATTATAATTTTCTTTTAATTTTTCTAAAACCTTTTCTTTATTTTCAGAGTAATATTTATTTTTATATTGTTTTACTTGTTTTTTAATTTTTTCTTTATTTTTAATTCTATACTCTTTCATATACTCTTTTTTATTTTCCATCACAGTTTCTTGAAAATATATCATTTCCTTTTTCCATTATTTTTCACTTGTTATTAGTATTTGGTGAAGAGCCTTTGCCATTGTATCAACCAATATCTCATCTCTATCTAAAGCATCATATCCTAAACTTTCAAACATGCAGTGCATTAGTTCATGTAAATAGACTTGCTCCTTCTGTTCTTGCGTAAGACTCTTCTTAATCTTAATAGTATTCTTTGACGCATCATGTTCTCCCCAACTACCTTCCTTATCAATTTTAACAACTTGCTTCACTTTATATGTTTGACCAAATATCTGAAACTTTTTAGGAATTACCATATCTGAATCCTTTCACTTCTATATGTCCTGTAATTCTTTCCATTTCCTCATATTTGTGATTAACTTTAAAATACTCTCCATCAGACTTAATCATACACCATCTTTTACTTGGTTTGCCTTTTGAATTCATGTATTCTTCAATTAATATTTCTGTAGATTCAAACTGTTTTTTTGACTGTACATTTCTTTTAATTAACTTCTGCTTACCATTCTTATCTGGCTTACCATATATATCATTCAGCACCTGCAGAGTTATTTTCATATTATTATTCCTCTAAAATTTGCCTATTGGACATTGACTTGTACTTCTAACTTTCAATCTTAATTCACAACCACATCCATTTACTATTTGATCTTTCTTTCTTTTCTCACTTCCATATGTAAAGTCTTTTACCACTCTAG